CAAGTATACTGCCTAATTTATCTGCGAGAGATGCTACTCTCTCATTTGCGTGAGTTAGTTGTGCCTGAAGATCGTATACATTCTTTTCTAATATATCTTTTGTAGACATAATATTCAAATTGTCGTGGGCGCTAGACATTTTACTTTTTATCTCCTTTAGCTCATCTGTTGTTCTAACATTAAGGTTGTCATAGGTGCTAGTCATCACCACCTTCCTTAATGTCGGTATACCAAATCCATTTCGGATTTTTACTAACAGATTTCTGTTGTGGCAAAAACTTTAGCCCTGTCCAACAAGCCTCTTTATAATAGCAAAAACCGCATACTGTGTCAAGCACCCTATTGCCTGTGAGGCTCTTTCTAAATTTCTCAGCAACATCTGAGAAGAGCCTCTTAAAAGGCTCCTTTTTTTTAATGGCAGTTATATTCCTTTTGACGGTATTGAGGGCAGATTTTCTGTAGTCCTCATCCCCTGGAGGGACTTCTGTTAAGACCCATTCTCCAGAAGATTTATCTATGGCTATCCATCCAGCAAACCTTTTACCGCTGCCCTCTGAATACAGATATCCCTGTGGGACATACCCAAAGGAATCGTTCTTGGCAATTGCCCCAAAGCCACCCTGCTCACCAAATTTATATTTAAAACTATACGGGGATACACTTTTAATATCCCAAATCTCATCATCTATTTCAACGTCATAGGTTCCATCTATGACTTCCCCAGCAATCTTCTTGGATACCTTTCCCTGTTCCGACTGAACATTAACCCCAGAGGCTTTCAGTATGGTCATCGCCAATGCCTCAATCATATCCCCAAAGATAAATCTCATCTTGAGGTTGTAAGGAGGAGGCTCCCTAGAAGCCCCCTCCTTTTCCATCTGAAGCTGACACAAAGGTCTGCCTATGGAACTCATACGCAATGTAAAGTCATCCTTACGATCCTCCGTAAATTGCCGCCTTAATGATGCCTTACAGGCTTCCCCAAAATCCTCAATAAGCTGATCGCTTATCTCAACTTTCTTGAGGTTTGCTTCAGACAAAAATTTAACAACTTTGTAGAGAATGGGATGCATTAGTTAATCAGATCACTAATGGTGTCATCCTCTACATCGTCAATCATCGCCTCAAGAGCGTCATCGTTTGAATTATGCAGCTTCCGTTTGGCATCTACATGCTCCTCTTCGATGAGTCCATTCTCCTCCTTCAGCATCTCACCAAACACAACCAGTGTTTCGTAATCAGCATCCGTAAGAGCAACTACCTCACTAAAGTCAACTTTGATGACAGGCTTATAGAAAATATTTCCACCTGCCTTTGCCCGTTCTGTAGTGAGTGTCCAGGGGTAGTTCATAAGAGGCTGCTTTCTTTGCGTTATCAGCTTTTGAGCATCCCCGATTATCCCCCAGCTTGTACCTGTAGCCCTCCACAATACAGGGTAATTAACCACTTCTACACTGTCTCCAGTGGAAGGGATTTCCGCAGTTGCTGAGACTACTCCATACATCATGCGGTAACACTTGATGTCCCTCTGTTTAGCTGCATCTTTAGCAGAGAGGGTATCATGGTTCTTTGCAGGAACCTTACCGCAACGAAGTGTCCCTGTAGAATCAATAGCATCTTGATCCCAATTCTGGAACACTATGGAACGTGACGTATATTTCCTCTCTTCAGGATCATACGCCATGTACTGATACCTATTCAGGAACGGTCTGAATGACACCTCCTTGGCATAAACAGTACTGCCGGATTCATCATGGTAGAAAGCAAAGCTACCCATAGGCAGTGCATTGCCTTCCTCATCCTCCGATTGACGGTTGATGGATAGACGGGGGAGAAAGCTTCTCTTACTCTCCTGTCCTGATATAGCCATCAACTCTTCTACTGAAAGAGGATTCTTAACAGAAACGTCCTTGGTAGCCAGTGTAGATAAGTCTGTGTTCATTTGGAATAACCTCCATATCTGGTTTGATTGTGTGAACTATAAACGATATTTTGCGAAAAGTCAAGTGTTATTTTCATTACTTTCCTTTTTATTTTTGCTGGATAGGTATCTCTGCCGATCCCGCTCATGTTTAACTGATCTATTTTTACCCGACAGATACTTTGGTTCATGGCTCTCAGTTAGCCATGCCTTAAGTTTCTGTAACAGTTCCTTTAGAAATAGCATAGATAAATTACTCCTCATCTTCATGGTTGTATAGCAACTGTTTAACTTCCTGTTTGTTAACCCTCCTGTCCTTATGCTTGTGGGGGACAACTCTTAATCTGAACTCATTATCCCTCAACGGATTATCCCCCCGCTTCTGTTTCCACGGTGGGGTCTTCTTTTTATTGTACTTCCACGCCTTCTTAGACCTTTCTTCTTTAGACATCATTCGCGTCCCATTTCATGTCCAACCAATTTTCGCCAAACTTAGTCTCAACATCAAGGTCGAGATTAAAGTCAATGTCATACATTTCCCTCATCAACTCCTTTGTAGCATAGCCTATATTACTGTGAATGTCAAGCATTTCCTTCAACTCATCTGGATGAGCATCAGAAACAATTGAGTCATGAACCGTATTGATCATCTTAGATTTAGTCAGTCCCCTCTTCTTCATCTCCCTCCACACATATATACAGGCCACTGGCACGATGTCTGCTGTAGCAAAGCCTTGGACAGGGTAGTTCTTAATCTTAGTTCCACCCGATACTCCACCACTAGGATATCTGGTCACATTCCTGAAGGAATATTCCCGTCCCGTTGGCAATACCAGAGTTCCCTTCCGCAAGACATCCACTAACCAAGCATCATGCATTGTTGAGATATCCTTGTACTTTTTCAAAAAGGTTTGGTAGTACCTTCTCTCATCTTCAGTACCAGACGTGCCCCCATACAGAGGCTTGAAGGTGTGCGCCTTGGCATCCTGACGGGATACCCCAATGACATCAGCAGTAAACTGATGGACATCAATGCCATCCTTAACATCCTGCATTCCCTGTTCATCTTGGGCAAGAAATACAGCAGCCCTAAATTCCAATTGAGAGAAGTCTGTATCAATGATCATCCCTCCAGGGTATCTGGATATAACAACCTTGCGAATAGGAAAAGTATTAACTCTTGGTTGATTCTGAAAGTTAGGGTTCCTACTTGAAAGCCTACCTGTTGCAGTAACACACTGCCTGAAAGATGGATGGAGGAATGCATCAGTATTCTTGGAAAACACTGTATCCAGGGTATCTCCAAGTGCTACATTCATCTTTATCCCATTCACAAAGGTATTCAAATAGGTATCCACGGCACCATACCTAGTCAGCTTGTTGGCAAAGTCCTTGATCTTTCCATCAGACCTTCCCAGATCAATGAGGGTTTGCTTGTCAGTCTTGAAGCCCCCGTCAGATACCATCTGCACACTGTATTTATTACGTGCCAAAAAAGACTTTAGCTGCCCGAAACCTCCTTGCTTACCTGTACTACGAAGGACGGTTCCCTCCCCCTTGCAGGGTATACATCTGGTCAGATTCTTATATGGCGCACCATTGACCTTGAACTTTTGGATATACCCTTCCCCAGAACAATCCACACAGGATACAGCAGTAGCCTTGAATACAGGCTCTGTGTATTTCTGAATAGCTGACACAAATTCTTTCTGTGACAACCTGTGCCTACGCAAAGGTTTTCCTGTGGACTTATCCATTCCAATATTGAATGCAGAGGCCCATTTTCTTTTGTCCGTAACTCTTCTTGAGAATATAAGTTGAGACAATTGTTCTGGGCTAGAGAGATTTACCTTAGCATCTCCCATCTTATCCCTGATGTTATCCGAAATGGATTCCTCAAGTTCACGGTATTCCTTTTTATATTCATGCTCAACAGTAGACAGAGCATCCATATCAATAGCAATACCGCTATTCTCCATGTCCGTAAGCACCAGAAGAAACTCATTCGACATCTTAATAGTCTTCATGAGGCCCTTATTATCCTGATGCTTTAAGTCCTTGATCTGGGCATGGAATAATTCCACGGTGGATTTAATATCCTGAAGGCAGTATTCCCTAAGGACTTCCTTTGGAATATTCTCATATCCCGCGCCATCTTTCAGATACTCCTGTAGAGAATCAGATGCCTTGAGTGACAACTTCCTCCGCTTACAGGTTTCCTCCAGAGACAGAGACTTCCTCTCACCTCTAGCCAGAACATATTCCCCAATCATCGTATCGTACACCCTACCGGAATACTTAAAGCCTTCCCTGTCCAACCATGACAGATCAAACTTCAGGTTATGACCAACCAATAGATTAGTACCATCCAGAAGTTTCTGGACTGATATCTTCTTAGCCATCCAACTCGCAGAAGTATTCTCATGGGGTACATGGATGTAGTGGCATGTACCCTTGTCATCTCCCCAACCTATTCCCAGGATAAAGTTCTCCTCCATGTATGGCGAAGGGTCAAGCTTACCATTTTTGTTAGGTTTGGTTGACGTTTCCAAATCTATAATCGTAATCATATCGTGTACCTTGATGTTTGTGGGTCTAATATAACCCCAATTGTTCCATGCCATCCAGTAATTTTATTCTTACTGATGCAGACACCCCTACTATGATCTTCAGAATCAACAGCATCTGATTTACCTACACCAATAATAAGATCAGCTTCCGCTGCCTTACCTGTACGAGAATTTTCCATCATACTAAAGGTCACTTCATATCTGCCGTCAGCTTCCGCGCTGGCTTGAGAGACTGCTACTATAGCACAGTTTCTACGTTTGGCAATCTCTCTTGCCCCCGTATAGATGGCCCGTAACTTTTCGTCAGTCCTGGCAAAGGTTCCTTGTATGCCCATCTTATCCAACTGATCGACAACTACAATGTCAGGCTTCTGTTCTGCTATGTAAGCATCCAAAGAGTTCATGTCCCAGTCAACCACATGATCCGGCATGACTAGATTATGCATGATGGGTTGCCACAAATCTCTCATCTCACCTAGCAGTTCAGTCTTGTCCTTAATTGTGTCTTCAGTATCCCGGTGATTAGTCAGAACACTGTTGTTACCAATATCAGACCAAGCCATCATCATCCTAGCCTTGGGCCGACATCCAGGCTCTTCATTGCATACACAATGTACATTGGCACCCTGACCTAGAAATCCATTAGGCCCAGCTACCATGTTAACCCAGAAGGCAGTCTTACCTACCTCTGGCCTACCAAAGATAATGGTCAAGGTTCCTGGCCCAATGCCGCTAACTCTACGGCCCAAGGTTTCCAGATTGAATTGCCACTTAGCAGTTGTATTAATCTCTGCAAACAATTCATAGATGTCATCCGTTACAAACTCATAGCTCTCAGAGGATATTGCTTTTTCATCCATCTGTTCCAGCAACCGCTTGGCTTCCACAAGTTTATTGTTATCTGAAGAGTTCCAAGCTTCCGTTGCAAGCAGTGCAAGCCTATGCCCCATGTCCTTAATATACAAGGACTTTATGATGTCCTCTGCAATGCTGCCATTTGGCTCTGGTGATCCAGATATTTTAGTACACAATAACTCAAAGCTCTCCTTGGCTGTTTCTGACAATGCTGGATTATACTTCTCCATATGCAAAGCCTTCAACTCATCCATAGAAAGGTCGGAGTCATACTCATCATGCGCCTTCTGGACTGTATCCAGAAATGCACCCGTACCATTGGCGAATAAAGACCTGCTTAAGTG